GACCCCTTATCATCGCTGATAAGCTGTCACAGGCAGCACCCCTCAGGGATGCACCAGCATTAGCACAAAATATTTTTGTCTTTTGGGTTTTTATCCTACGCAGTGGCCAACTGTCATTATAATATACCCCGTAGGCGAGGTCATGTGAAGTGCCTGCAAGTCTAAGTTGCTCTCACTTAACACACAATTTTGAAAAAGGAAGGAAAAATTTTGTTAATACACTTGGACACCAAAAAGGTTAAAGGGGACACTTATGAAAACACCTCTATTTCTTTTTCGGCGACCATACCGATAAAACACTACGGGCTGGAAATCAATCATGTCACTAAAAGCAGCACCAGTGCCTCCACTCACAGGTAGAGTGGGGACAACAGGTCCTCCAGAGCCAGGCAAACTGGGTGGGGGAGTAGAGGCTGGAGGGGATGATGGCTGTTCAGGCGAATGTCCGGGTACCTCAGGGGAAGTACTAGAATCATGCGAACTAGGTGTATCACTACTGTGGTCTTGTTCCTGAGTCGGTGCACCTGAAATTGCACTAACCAATGAACCAACAGCAACGACAACACCAGCCACAGTACCCACACCAACTTCAACTGCGCCCAGCGTAGCACCAGAAGAAGGAATGGTACCAAGCAAACGCTGGTACTCATTAATCTCCTCTATAGTGTGCTCGGCTGGTTGATTAGAAACGGCTTCGTTCAACCAACGATTGTCAGCTTCAATCTGTTCATCAAGGGTAAAATTGCCGTACTTACGCAGATTTGTTGCTTCTGAGTAAGTACGATTCAACTGGCGATTGTATTCGAAGTTAGACATGGGACGGGTGCCATCAGCACCTTTCCACTCTACCATTTCACCCGGATCGCCCTCATATTGTGGTGAGTATGGACGTGTTGGATTAGACTTGATCAGCTCGTCAAGCTGAGAAAGCCGACTGGGATCAGGGAGCCAGTCCCCCCCTACAGCTCCACTCATGCGTTCTCGGTTGAAGCAACGGGTTCAGTAAGAGCGCAAATATATGAAACGTAGAGAGATCCCGGAGCAAGTCCGGCGGCGACATCAGGTCCAACACCATAGTACACCTTGAGAGGTACAGTGTCCGCATCAACATTAGCTGCAGTACGAACATAGTACCAAGGTTGAGTCAGATTCTTACAATCAATATCAAGATAAATACCTTGATCAGTGTAAAGATCTGGCCGAAACGCCTTGATGGCACTCATACCACCTCCCTGCCAAGTTGGACCCAGGGAAGATGAGTTACTCTGTGCAACTCCACCAATACTAGTGGGAGCAGAGTCTGCGTTGTCGTAATGACAAATCATGAAAACTGTACCAGCGGTCGTGGTCGACACAGCAGGAACATACATGAAACGCAAGTACTTCCAAGAAAACTTGGAGTAATTCAGTGCGATTTTAGAAAGCCAGGGAAAGTTAGCAGCAATGCCAGGATTAACTTGCAAGTTATTGGTTGCAAACCCAGCAGCTGGAGTAGGAAAGGAACCAACCAGCTCATAATTCTGAACCAGCATTCCATTTCCAGCCCCGGCAACAAGTGGCAAAGTGCCAGATTGCTTCGTACTATTCCCTCCATAATTGATAGCTGTTCCGACGTTACGCGGAACCGACGCCGCGGCGCCCTCTTCTTGGTCATTTTCTTTTTAGTCATGTTTTGTATTGGATCCCGCAAACATGAAACGGGACTGTTCATTGTACATTCCCCAATAGGGGTAGAGCCGTGCAGTCTCTCGGCATTTTGGTTAGCACGTAAATATTTACAGATTATCAAACGTTTTGGTCCGTTTAAAATGTACAACCCAAACTCAGAACCAAGGTGGTAAATGAATGAGATGATCTCCATCATGAAACCCATAACCAAAGCTAGCTTTGGAGTAGTAATCCTCCAAGGCTAGCTGTTGATCAGGAGTGGTGCCAAATGCAAGCCAGAAAGAAAAGCGAGTACGTGGGCAAATAGGCCGGTAAGTACGAGACATACCTTTGCTCAACCACGCTAACCCTCCAGTCAAAGCTAAATCCACACCAGGTCGCTTACGACGAGTGGAATTCTGCTTTGCACGATTACCTTGCATGCCACAAGCGCCACGAATAAAACTACTGTAAAAATCTTGATAAACAGGTATACCACCGGTAAGGCTGAGACCACCTTGCCCGACGGCATCCATCCAAGATTTACAAACAAATTCGGACTCGAATTGCTTAAGAGACAAACAATCCTTGGCAATGGCCTTTGGGAAATTTCTAACCATGGTATAAGAACCGTCAATATACACTGGGTGAGTTTGACAAAACTCTATACCCTCAATGTAATCAACAGGCTCTTCAACCTTCATGTTAAAACCCATCTCCAAAAACCATTCTGACAACCCATCCATGAAGACAGCCAAATCACGCCGTTCAATTATAACAGTGCAGTCATCACCATTGTTGGCAAGACTACCCCTGATTGAACGCTGCCCCAAGTACGCGTGAACAAGCGCACACATGATGACACAATTGCCTAAAGCAGTGTTGATGTCACCACTCATGCGACAACCATCGGTTGTATACTTGAGGAAGCCATCACGACAGAACCCAACGACCTTA